AACAAGACAGTGGGTGAATACAAAGGATATAATATAATGGAACAGGAGATACAGGACCTGCAGAAAGATGAAGAACAAAGAGATACCAAATCGTAGATTTGCTTTAGAGGAAAAAGATTTATCCGTAGAAGCAGATGAAAACAATAAGGTCGCTGAAGATAAGGAAAATCGTTTCCTTAAAAAGCTTCAAGAGGAAGCTACTAGCAACATAAAACATTTATCAACAGAAAAAATTTTAGACAGATTGCCTGAGCCAACAGGTTGGAGAATATTAGTACTCCCATATAAAGGACAAGGAAAGACAAAGGGTGGAATAATATTGTCAGATCAGACAATGGAGGAGAGGGGATTTTCAACCGTTACAGGTTATGTCCTAAAAGTCGGACCAGATGCATACAGAGATAAAGAGAGATTTCCAAATGGACCATGGTGCAAAGAAAAGGACTGGATAATATTCGGTCGTTATGCCGGTTCCAGATTTGGAATAGAGGGTGGTGAAGTTAGAATACTTAATGATGACGAGATAATCGCTGTGGTAAAAGACCCAGAGGATATCTTGCAGTTTAAAACATAACAGGGAGGAAATATGCCTGCAGAAGAAAAAATGCAAGTGCAGATGCAATCAGAAGCAGATGCCAAGATGGTGGACTTACCAGCAGAAGGTTCAATTACCGAGGTCAATCTTGATGAAGCACCTAAAAAAGTTAATACTGATGATACTTCCAAAGAAGTGGAGGTTGGTGTTGAAGGTGCCAGTTCAGTAGAAGTAGAGGACTATGGTAAAAAAGTTCAATCTAGGATTGACAAATTAACAAAAAGAGCTAGGGAAGCCGAAAGACGAGAACAAGCTGCCGTCCAGTATGCGCAGGGTGTTCAAAGAGATGCTCAAGAAATAAAGAATAGAGCACAGCAAGTTGATTCCGGATATGTTGCTGAATATGGGGATCGTGTGGAAGCACAGATTACCCAAGCTAAAAGAGATCTAAAAGAAGCAATGGATTTAGGAGATACTGAAAAACAAGTTGATGCTCAAACTAAAATTAGCCGTTTAGCCATTGAGGAAGAACGTGCAGCATCCCATAAAGCTCAACGTGAAAGATTGAGACAGGAGATGCAACAACGTGGAATTGATCCAAATCGTCCACAAATGCCCCAACAGCCTCAATATCAGCCACGTCCAACCCCTAAGCCGCCGGATCCAAAGGCGGAGGAATGGGCCAACAAGAACGAATGGTTTGGACAAGATGAACCAATGACCTTGACATCTTTCTCAATTCATCGTAAACTGGTTGAAGAAGGATTTGACACGACATCCGATTCGTACTATAATGAAATAGACAAAAGGATGAAGGATACATTTCCTCACCGATTTGACAAGGTTTCGCCTTTTCAGTCAGTCTCTTCTGTTAACAGAAGTGGAGGGCCAGGAAGGCGCAAAGGCACAGTGAGACTCACACCATCACAGGTTGCCATTTCAAAAAAACTAGGTGTGCCACTAAGCGAATATGCGAAGTACGTGAAGGAGTAGGCATATGATTATGAAAACGAACCAACCGCACAAACTACCATCACGCGAGTCTGAAACCAGAGAGAAAGTTTCTCGAAGGAAACCATGGGCTCCACCGTCATCACTAGATGCACCACCTGCACCAGCCGGTTTCAAACACCGATGGATAAGGGCCGAAGTAGTAGGACAGCTGGACAATAAAAATGTCTCTGCCAGACTGCGGGAAGGTTGGGAATTTGTCCGAGCGGATGAATATCCTGATACTGAATGGCCTCAATTAGATTCAGGTAAATATAATGGTGTTATAGCTGTTGGAGGTTTAATGCTAGCAAGGATTCCTAATGAAACCGTTAATGAGCGAAATGCTTACTTTCATCAACTGACGAAAGATAAGGATGAAGCGATTTCAAACGATCCACTTAAGGACCAACATCCTAGTATGCCGATCTCTTCGGAGAGAAGCACTCGCGTAAGTTTTGGTGGCAAAAAAACCTAGTAGGTTTTCCACATAATTTACACAATTTTGACACACTCATGAGGAGTGGGTCACAACTAATTACTATGAGGAAAAATCATGGCAAATGTAGACGCGCCATTTGGTTTTAGACCGGTAGGTGAATTAGGTAGCAATATCCAAAATGGCGGTACCACAAAGTATCGTATTGAGGATAACCAAACTGGAGCTATTTACAAAGGAGACCCTGTCTTCGTTGGAGATGGATCCGATGCTGGTGCAGCCGTAACCCCTTCAGCAGGCTATATAGCTTCTGCTGCGGCGGGTAATATCTGTTGCATTGGTATTTTCAATGGTTGCTACTATATCGATCCTACTAGCGGTAAACCAACGTGGTCAAATTACTATCCTGGTGCTATAAACATCACCGAGGGTACGATTGATGCGTATGTCTATGATGATCCGAGCAAATTGTTTGTAGTACAAGCTTCCGGAACGTTAACATATGCGTCAGCAGTCAATAACAATATTGACATGGCGACATACGTTGCAGGATCCACTATTAACGGCCAATCAAAAGTAGAATTGGCTGCATCAGTGACCGCTTCTGGAGCTACAGCACAATTCGTTATTATGGGACTTTCAGAAGACCCTTCTAATAGCGATGCGGCGTCAGCAAACTCTAATTGGATTGTTAAATTTAACGAACATCGTTATTATAACAATGCTACTCATACATTCTAACTTAGGGAGATAATCAATGGTCATATCACGTATGCAATTGGTCAAAGAACTCGAACCAGGTTTGAATGCACTGTTCGGGTTAGAATACGACCGATACGAAAATCAAAACGCAGAAATCTTTGAAACAGAGAGTTCTGATCGTGCGTTTGAAGAAGAAGTGATGCTTGGTGGTTTCGCCAACGCTAGTGTAAAACCTGAGGGTCAAGGTATTGTATACGATGACGCTCAAGAAACTTACACTGCTAGGTATACCAACGAGACTGTCGCTTTGGCTTTCTCATTAACTGAAGAAGCCGTAGAGGACAACCTTTACGACAAAATCAGCACTCGATATACAAAGGCATTGGCTAGATCAATGGCTAACACTAAACAAGTAAAAGGTTCAAATGTGTTGAATAATTCAACTACAGCTACCTATACTGGTGGAGACGGAGCACTATTAGTTGCTAACGACCATCCAACGCTTAGTGGAAACCAAACAAATCTATTAACCACTGCTGCCGATCTTAACGAAACTTCGTTGGAAGCGGCTCTTATCCAGATTGCGGAGATGAAGGATGAAAGAGGATTAAAAATTGCTCTAAGGGGCATGAAATTAATTCTTCCGGTAAATCTTCAATTCGTAGCTGAAAGGTTATTGAACTCTGCAGGACGCGTAGGCACAGCAGATAATGATATCAATGCAATTAAATCTATGGGCATGGTCCCACAAGGTTATGTCATCAACAATTTCTTGACTGACACTGATGCATGGTACGTTAAAACTGATGCCCCTAATGGACTTAAACACTTCAATAGGGCACCTATAAGAACTGCAATGGAAGGCGACTTCGACACTGGAAACGTTAGATATAAAGCGAGAGAAAGATACAGCTTCGGCTGGTCTGACTGGCGTGGAATATTTGGCACCCCAGGCGCAGCGTAAAATAAATAAAAGAGGGCGAAGTTAGTTTCGCCCTCTTTACTAAACCCCGTTAGACTTAAAACGACTACTTATTTAGGAGGGTAGACAAATGGGAACAACAACTTTTAATGGACCAGTTAGGTCGGAGAATGGATTCAAATCTATTTCCATAGCCGCTAATACTGGTGTAGTTACAGATGAATCTGTTTATCAGACACGAGCATTATTTCGTCAGACAGTAGACAGTTCAACTTTTAATACTGGTGCTGCAGTCACTGATACTTTGACTGCGCAAGAATCAGGAACACTATTTGAAATAGATGGAACTGATGACATTGTAGTTAATATGCCAGCATTGAGCACTGCAAATGTAGGAATAACATATGAATTTATTATTACTACAGCAGTAGCGAGTGGAAAAACAGCTATTTTTGTTTTACCAGGAGCAGGTGTTTCAAACTGGTTCTTGATGGCACAACTTGAATCCGGCACTGCTGCTAATCCAGCATCTGATGTTGCAGGTGACACTTTAACTTTGGCGGCTACAACAGCTGTTAATGGAAGAGTTAAACTTACTTGCGTATCCGATGATGGAACTAATTCAACGTGGAAAGCTGAAACACTATCCACACCAATAGCAACTAGTGCTTAAAATAATATAACCGTGAGTGGGGTGTAATGACCCCACTCTTGTACAAGGGGAATTAAAATGACGGAACAAGCAAATATACAATTTGATGGAGAGAGAAAAGCCATCGTTTCTTATACAGCTACAATAGCATCATCAACTGCCGAGGATTATACTTTCGCCGTTGGAGATTTTAATGCAAGTACACTTAACGGAAAGGCTGTTACACGATTAGATATTAACCGTGCATGGTTTAACATTTCAGCAACTGCACCGGCAAAAGCTATGACTATTGAGTGGAATAAATCTACAGGAACAAATGAACTAGCCCTGACGGCTATTTATTCAGGAGAATATGATTTTACCAGCATTGGTGGTCTTGTAAATCCAGAGTCTTCAAACTGGAATGGTGGAATTAAAATTCTATTTAATTCAACCACTACTAGTGATACTTGTTCAATAGTATTAGAGCTTTTGAAAAAATATACGTAGGAGGTTAAATGGCTTATTCAGGCACTAGAACATTTAATCTTCAAATTGAAGAGATCATCGAGGAAGCATTCGAGAGATGCGGACTTGAGGTTCTTGGCGGTTATGACTTAAAGACTGCCAGAAGATCCTTGAATCTCATGTTTTCAGAATGGGCTAACAGAGGTCTCAATCTTTGGACAATTGATTACGGAACAACGACGATGGTTGCGGGTACAAACTTTTATACCCTTGATCAGAAAGTAGTTGACGTAGTTGATGCTGTCATCACGACAACAACTGATGCTACTGCAAATATGGAGGGTGATTCAGATACAACTGATGTAGCAATCACTAAAATTTCACGTACTGAATATATGAATCTTTCCAGGAAAGAACAGACTTCAACTGGAGATGCTAGGCCTACTCAATTTACAGTTATTAATGGACAAGTTACCACTTCTGGAGGAAGTGATTACGGAAGGCCGGAAAATGACATAACTATGTTTGTTTATCCAAGTCCGGATAAGGCATACATTATGAAATATTTTTATATAAATAGGATTCAAGATGCAGGGGATTATTCCAATTATGCGGATGTTCCTTTCTATTTTCTTCCTTGTTTAGTTGCAGGATTAGCTTATTATATATCCATGAAAAGA